TCGAAGAAATCACGCGCCCGAAAACAATCCGGTGCGACAAGTGCGGAAAACGGCGTCCGAACCCTGAAGCACCTAACGATAAGGTCAGCAACCGAGGGAGCGAAAATGAGTAACGAAATCACACAAGACACAGCCGCGACCGAAGGTTGCGCTGCACCGGCTGGGTATGCCGCCGCTGAGCAGCACCCCAAGTTTCCGAGCCATGCAGACCCATTTACGCAGTCGGCGTGGCGCATCGGATGGGAGCAAGGCCACGGACTGCGCAAAGCACCCAAGGGTATAAAATATGGCCTCGAAAACACATACCGCCTTGGACTGCAAATAGCCGCCGAGGATAGGCATAACATTGTATTATCATAACCGAGTTCGGTTAACCGCCCCGCCAACGGCTAAAACCACCCGCCCCACAATCGCGTTTTAATGCCCTAGGCCGCGTTTATGCGGCCAAGACACCCGGAAAAGCCTCCAGCGCGAATTTGAGGGGTCTGCAAGCCATGCAAATGGCATGGCATTACCGATCCGCCGGGCAGTCGGCCCCAAACCCACCCAGCGCCCAGAATTCAGACTGAATACTGATCACTGAATACTGATCACTAAACGCGCAACCGGGCCAAGCGGGCAACTCGCACACATCCTGCGCACGGCGAACTTCAGCGCATCGCCCACATGCGCATTGCCCTCGCCACCATCCGCTCTCAGCTCGCTGGACTCATCGCCGGAAAATCATGGCGGGCAGCCTGGGCGCGTGGCGATGACGCGATCAGCGGCGGCGCATCGAAGCTATCCGAGCCGTACAAAAACTCGCCGTGGGTGCTGCGCGCCATCTCTTTGGTCACCGCGCCCGTTGCGGCGCTGCCTCTCAAATTCATCGGCGCGGACGATCAAGAGATCAGCGATCCGGCGCGCGCTGAATGGTGGAAGCGTCCGGCGCTGGCTCCGGCAGGACGCATGACGCGCGGGCAGTTCATTGAAGCCTCACACGCATCGCTCAATCTGTGGGGTGAGTGCTTCTGGATCATGGATGACACATGGCTTTCGCGCAATGCCGCGAACCGTGCGCCTCTGATTCTCGCACGTCCCGACCGGATGCGGCACGTGGTGCGCGCGGGCGAGCTGTTCGGCTGGGAGTTCACCGATGGCGCGGGCGCGCGTCACACCTTCCTGCCGCAAGACGTGGTGCAAACCAAGTTCTTCAACCCATACTGCGACTGGCGCGGCCTTGCTCCGCTCGAAGCGGCGCGCGTGGCGGCGGAGGCTGACTATGCGGGTGCGCTCTTTGCCAAACATCTGGCGCAATCCAATGGCGACCGTGGCGTTTATGTCATCGCCAAAGACGGACAGGTTAGCCTGGATCAGCAGGCGCAGATCGAGGCCAGCCTCCGCCAGAAGCGCGAGATGAATCAGCGCGGCGTCTATAAGACCAGCTTCCTCACGGGCAACGTCACGATTGAAGACCCGAAGATTCAAGCGGCGGACGCGGCTTTTGTGGCTTCGCGTCTTGAGAACCGGAAGGAAATCTTCGCGGCCTTCGGCGTGCCCGCGAACATGGCCGACAAAACGGAGAGCACAGCCGTGGGTGGCGCGTCCGACCGCTACCGGCTGCGTGAAGACTGCTGTGTGCCGCAGGCCGCGCGCCTCTCCGAAAGTCTGGCGATGGTCGAACAGCGCCGCAGCGGCGTGGCGCTGGAAGTGCAGTTTGATTGGTCGCAAGACGGCGTGATGCAGCAGGTGCGCAATGAGCGCGCGCAAGCTGCCTGCACGATGCACGCACGCGGCGTGCCGTGGAGTGAGCTGAATCAATTCTTCGCGCTCGGCCTTCCGGAATTTCCGGGCAGCAAGACCGCATGGCTGCCGCTCAACCTGCAACCTGCCACCGATGACGCGCCGCCGAAGACTCAACCGCAACCGCCAGTGCCAACACCCGTGCCCGACAACGCGCCGCAGAAAATGGGTGATGCAGTCGAACGACTGGCGTCTCTCCTCACTGAACGCCGCGCGGCTTTGACGATCACCGCCGAACGTGCGCCGGATGCACGCGAGAAACTGTGGCTGCATCATCAGACCGCGCAGGCCGCCAGCGTGAAGCTGTGGAAGACGCAGATCGGCAAGGCGCTCAGTGAAGCACGGCGCGAGACGCTGGCCAATCTCGGCGCATCCGACAAGCTGCTCGAAGCCAAGAGCACGCGCGGGCTGCTGAACATCATCTTCGATCTCGCCAAGTTCACACTGCGTCTGACCCAACTCGCCACCGCTGCGGCGCGTGAGACGTTTGCAAACGCGGACGAAAGCTTCAATGAAGACTACGGCTTCACGGATGATCCGTGGAAGACGCCCGACCCGGAGGTCACCGCCGCCGCGCGCAGCCGTGAGCCGTTCATTGCCGATGCGGCGAAACAGATTCGCGATGACGTGAGCGCGGAGATCGAAGCAGGGCTGCAAGCCGGTGAGAGCACCGACAAAATTGCCGACCGTGTGCGCGGTGCCTTTAATGCCGCCGACAAAGAACGCGCCACCACCATTGCGCGCACGGAAACCGCCATCGCCTTCAGCACGGCGCACGAACGCGGTATGAAGGCCAAGGGCATCCAGTTCAAGGAATGGCTCACGGCGCGCGACGAACAAGTCCGCACCTCTCACATGAAACTCGACGGCGTGATCGTGCCCGTGAATGAAACCTTCGATCTCGGCAACGGCCTGCACATGGCGCACCCCTGCGCCGAAGGCGCGCCAGCCGGTGAAGTCATCAACTGCCGCTGCGTGCTCATCGCCTCACGCGGCCCGGCCACACCTCCCGCATCCTGACCATGAAAATCCGCACCATCCATCCCGAAGTCCGCATCATCGACGCCACGCAAGGCTTGGTGGACTACATCGCCTCCGATGAGTCGCTTGATTCATACCGCGAGATCATCCTCGCCAAAGGCTGGCGCTTCGACCGATTCCAGAAGAACGCGCCTTTTGTCGATTCGCATGACTACGATTGCATCGACTCGCTGCTCGGACGTGTGGAGTCGTGGAAGATCGAGGGCCGCACGCTGGTGCAGCGCGTGAAGTGGGCCATCGACGTGGAGAGCAACGCAATGGCGAAGCTCGGCTTTGACATGACGGTGAAGGGCTATCTCAAAGCGGTGAGCGTTGGATTCCTGCCCGAGAAAATGAGCTGGCAGGGTGACAACAACTGGGCCGATGCCGTGAAGGAAGCCGGACTCAGCGCCGAGCAGGTGGCGCAGACGCGCGCCATCTATTTGCAGCAGCAGCAGATTGAACTTTCAGCCTGCATCATCGGAGCCAATCCAAACGCAGTGGCCCGCGCCTTTGATGCGCGTGACATCAGTGAAGAGCAGCTCGCCGCCGTGGGCTTTGAGGGCGACCGCCTTGAATCTCTCCTCACCACGGGCCGCGCATGGGAGCAGATCGACCCCGTGCTGCGCAAGTGGGCTGCACTCGGCCTGCAACGCAATGGCAACAAGCGTGCATCACGACTTTCCGGTTCATCCGCCAGCAATCCAGGTGGCGCGGCTGAATCCAGGCACCTGGAAGAACAAGAGGAGCAACAGCGCGCGGATTTCCTCGCGCAGCTCCGCCGCATCACCGGCTGAAGCCAGCCGACCGCAGAAGAACCAAACATCCAATTCCAAACTCAATCCCTGATCCAATGAAACCATCCAAATACCTGAAGAACCAGCCCTTGCTGAAAATCTGCGCGGCGCTCATCGCGCTCGTGTTCGTCGTTCCCGTCGTCATCGCCTCCGCTTATCACGGCAAGGCGGCCACAGCCGTGGCCACCGCCACCGCTGGCGTCGGCCTTGCTGGCGGCAAGTTCGAGGAAGAAGTACTCGGCACCGTCCGGGGCATGAAAACGTCGATGGATGACCTCACGAAGAACTACGACAATCTCGACAAGGAGACGAAGAAGAGCTTTGAGGAACTCCGCAAGGCACAGAAGGATGACACTGCCTCGATCGAGGATCGCGTTCGCGCGATTCAGAAAGTGCAGGGCAGTCTCCGACGCGAACTCATCGACGCCAACGGCTGCCCGATCCGGCGCATCGTGGGTGATCCCGAGAAGCGCGCGGGCTTTGCGAAGATGCTCATCCATCAGCTCAGCCTCGGAAACGAAGCCAAGCGCAAGGATCTGGACTCGGGCAACTCTCCCGGCTCCGGCTACGTGCCCGCCGCTGAACTGGAGCGCGACATCTACGATGTGCTCCTTTCTTATGGTGCATTCCGCAATCTGGACGTGCGCCTCATCGGTCGCAGTGCTTCCGACATCCTCATCAAGACGGCTCGTGCCGCCATGACGTTTGTGGATGAAGCCGCAGCGATCAGCGCCGACAGCACCAAGGCTGGCAGCAAGGTCACGGCGACGCCGAAGAAACTGGCGGGTCTGATCTCTGCTTCCACCGAACTGCTTGAAGATTCAGACAGCGGCGTGGAAGCCGACATCCTGCGCGACTTTGCCGAATCGACCGCAGAGAAAATCGACTGGATCAGCTTCACCGCAGACGGCACCGCCGACGCGACGGACGGATCACAGACCGGCATCTTCTACGGCGGCACCACTGCCGCCGCAGCGAGCACGCATGTGAGCATGGCCACACTGACGAGCAACGACTTCGTGACCTGCCTCACGACCGTTGCGCCGGAGGTGCTTATGCGCGCAGCCAAGTGGTTCATCCATCCGACGATCCTCGCGAAGGTGCTGAACATCAAAGACAGCAATGGCCGCCCGATCTTCCTCAATGCGATGGAGGCTCCGGCCTTTGGTGGTCTTGGTTCCATCTGCGGATATGGCGTGATCCCGGTGGGCAATGCGCCGAGCACGGACAGCACCAGCTCGAAGGTCGCCGCCTTCGGCGATCCGATGGGGCAGGCGATCCGCATCCGTCGTGACTTCCGTTTCGACCGCTCTTCGGAGTGGGCCTTCGACACGGATGAAATCACCTTCCGCGCCACCACCCGTGTGGCGTCGAAGACCAAGAAGAGCACGGCCTTCGCCATCCTCACCACGGCGGCTTCCTAGTTGCCTCAAACCCTGCGCGCCGCGTCTCCCGCGTGGCGCGCAGCCTTGAGCCAACAAGCAACCCAACAACGACCAAAGACATGGACCCGAAACAAACCAGCAACCGCGCCATCAAGAACGCTCAGCAGCAACCGCAACCACCCGCCGCGCAAACACTCGTCAAAGTCCGCGCTCTCGTGCCACTCAATGAAAACGGGCACCACGAAAAGGGTGACGAATTTGAAACCACCACCGAACGCGCCGCCGCCCTCGGCCCGCTCCTCGTGGCTCTGGTTTGAATCCTGAATCTTGAATACTGACCCCTTCCTCCCGTGAACTCCGGCTTCGGTTCCATCGCTCTACTCAAGTCTCTCGTGCTGCCCGTCGCCCTGCGCTCGGAAACGACATGGGACACAGCGTTGGCGCGTTTGGGCCGGGGCGTGGTCTCGCAGTTTGAGCGTCATTGCTCGCGCACCTTTGAGCGCGCGGCGGGCACTTTGTTTTTCTGCGATGCCGCGCGGCGCTCGGTGAACCTCACGCGCACGCCGGTCGAGTCGGTCACTGAAGTGGCGCTCCGGCTCGCAACGGAAAACAGTTATGAGGTGCAGACGGATGCGATCAGCAGCCTTGATCTTTCGTCAGGCGTGCTCACGCTGGCGCAGATTCTTGGCACCACACAGGATCAGCTCCGCATCACTTACACGGGCGGCTGGTGGTGGGACACCACGGAAGACAGCAGCGGCTCATTGCCATCCGGCGCAACAACCGTGCCCGATGACATGATCATGGCGTGGATGCTCCAGGTGCAGCACCTCGCGCAACAACTCAATCTCTTCACCACGCAATCAATCGAGACGGGCAAGAAGAGCACCTTTCCCGACACGGATTTGATCCCCGCCGTGAAGCGAACCCTCGCCGGTTACATCCGCTATTCCTGATCGCCATGCTCGCCGTTGACATTGCCATCACGCGGAACGACACCGCCGCACTCTCCGCGCTGAAAGGCAGCGAGGTGCAGGAGGTGATCCGGCGCGGCATGAACATGGGCGGCGAGCTGCTCGTGGGCAAAATCCGTGAGAAGCGATTCACCGGACGCAGCGCGAACAGTCTCGGCGTGGTCACGGGCATGGGCCGCCGCAGCGTTCACGCAGCGCCCGCCGTCGTCACAGGCGGCGCGGTTGAAATGGAGATCGGTTCCAACGTCGGCTACATCAAGGCGCACGAGTATGGATTCAAGGGCACGGTCGATGTGAAGCAACACATCCGTCGCGGTTACGTGCAGCAGCGCGTGGTGGCACGAAACAACTTCACCGGCAAGGCCACGAAGGTGGAGAAAAAGGACATCGCCGCACAGACGGTGCGCGCTCACAAGCGCAAGGTGAACATCAAGGAACGCAGCATGATCCGGGGCGGCGCGGAGGATGACAAGCAGGTCATCGTCGATGGCATCCGCGATGCGATCCGCGATGAGATGAACCAGGCACGCGCATGAACTGGGACACGCTCATCTTTGATCTTCAGACTGAGATGCGGATGCGCCTCGCGAGCGCCTCGTATTTGCAGGACATCCTCATCTTCCAAGACAACAAAGGCGTCACGGAAAGCGACGTGGAGCAGGCGTTGACGCTGTTCAAACCATCGACCGGCAAGAAGACAGGCGCGTGCATCATCGTGATGAAGCCGCGCGGCATGAAGAGCGAGAGTGATTCGCCAATGGTGGATCTCACGCTGCGCCTGAATGTGCAGGTGATGACGCGCCCGCTGATCAACGACGCCACCACCGGCGGCGGCAGCGGCAAACAGGCCGAGACGCTGAAGGCTTGGGTGATGACGGAGTTGCATGATTATTTTTCGGGCGCGCTGTGCTTGTCGCTTCACGCGGCAGACGTGCCGTGGAGTCCGGTCGATGACGTAGCCGAGGGCGTGGTGAGCTACATGGTCCATCTCGAATCAAAGACGGCATTTGGCGGGCGCGGCAAGGTGGCCACACCTGACTATTCACGCACCGGACACACCGCCACGCTCACGTGCGCCACGGCTGGCGCGGTCATCTATTACACCACGGATGGCAGCTATCCGGGCAGTGCCAACACGACCTCGATTCAATACACCGCGCCCATCACGGTGAACAATGGCGACACCCTCCGCGCCGTTGCCATCCTCGCCAACTACATCCCGAGCGGCTCTCTCTACGTCGGCGTTGTGATCGAGAACGAAGCCGGTGACAACATGACCACCGAAGGCGGCGACCACATCACCACCGAAGCAGGCGACGCCATCATCACTGAATCCTGAATCCTCCTTTGAATCCTGAATCGTGAATACTGAATCCTCTTCCATGAAACCCCTGCAACTCACCCTCGCCACCCTCCTGCTGCTCACCTGCATCGCATCCGGCGCAGACGTGAAAATCACCGACTTCCCGGCATCCACAGGCGGACTAACAGCGGCGGACATCGTCGGCGTGGTCGAACTCTCCGGCACACCGACCACGAAGAAGGCCACGCTCACGCAGCTCAAAGCGGCGATGAGTTTGAACAACGTGCAGAATACCGCGCTCACCACCTGGACGGGCAGCACCAGCCTGACCACACTCGGCACCATCAGCGCGGGCACGTGGAACGGCTCGGCCATCACGAGCACTTACATTCTCGACGGCACTCTCGTGAATGCCGACATCGCCAGCGACGCAGCCATTGCCGTGAGTAAGATCGCAGGCCTTGGAACGGCTGCCATCAAAGATACGGGCAGCACGCCCGGAACGGTCCCATTGTTTGGCACTTCAACTTATTTCGGTGCCATGCTTTCCATGCACAGTGACGGCGCTGGAACTGTCAATGTTTATCCATCCGAAGCACTGGCGAGTGATGTCTCTTTGGAATGGCCTTCTACCTCCGGCGTCCTTCAGACCACGTCAGATCAAATTTCTCCGGCGCGACTTTCAGGCGCTGTCAGCATTGCGTTTGGTGGCACGGGCCGCACCTCACACACGGCTTATGGCGTGATTTGTGGCGGCACGACATCGACGAATCCGCAGCAGTCCGTTGTCAGCGTGGGCACATCCGGTCAGGTGCTCACCAGCAACGGCGCGGGCGCGCTGCCGACGTTTCAAACGATCAGCTCGGGCAGCGGCACGGTGACGAGCGTGGGCTTCACTGGCGGGCTGATCTCGGTGGCGACGGCTACTTCAACGCCGGTTCTCACCGTCGCGGGAACCTCGGGCGGCATCCCTTACTTTTCCTCCGCCTCCACATGGGCCAGCTCGGCGGCACTGGCAGCAAACGCGCTCGTCATCGGCGGCGGCGCGGGCGCGGCTCCGGCCACGACCACCACCGGTACCGGCGTGCTCACCGCGCTCGGCATCGCGGTCGGATCAAGCGGCGCGTTTGTGACGAACAACGCGGCGAATACATTGAGCGCGGCGCTGACTCTCAGCGCAGGCACAGCCACAACTTCAACGCCACCGCTGGCGATCACTCAAACCTGGAACGGCGCGGGCGTGACTTTCGTCGGGCCAAATATCAAAATCACCGACACTGCATCGGCGGCGGCATCATCACTCTTCCGTGTGCAGGGCGGCGCGGCAGGTGCAACCGACAAATTCGCAGTGACGAGCGACAAGACAATCATCACGAGCCCGGCGGCAAGTGGGCGTGTGCTTGATCTCGTGAGCACGAATGGCACTGCCTACTTTACAGTAGGGGGAGGAGGAGCCTTGTATTTTAACGACGGCGCAAACATCAGTGGCGGCGATGTGCGCGGCGCAGAAGTTGGCAATTCATCCAATTATCTGGCCATTGGTTATGACGCGAACGATTCAGTTTCATACGTCGCGCCTTCGAGCAATCGAATTGGCTTGGGTGCATCAGCGGCATCGCCAACCTCGCGCGTCTGGCATGGCGGCGGAGCACGCCATGGTACGGATACAAACACGACGGTCACCGCCACGCTCAGTGTTGCAGGCCCTCCAGGTTCCGGCACGGGGACAGGAGGCTCTCTCATTCTCGGCTACTACGCACCCACAACGACGGGCAGCGCCATTGGCACTTTCACCAACCGTATTTCATTGACCGGCGCGGGTGAAATTCTTTTCAGCACCAAGGCCGCGCCGTCATCCGCCAGCGACACAGGCACGGCTGGAGAAATCCGAATCGACGCCAGTTACATTTATGTCTGCACCGCGACGAACACGTGGAAGCGCACGGCAATCTCGACGTGGTAATTTATGCGCCCGCTCCCTCTCATCCTCCTCATCGCCGCCGCGATTGCGCTCTCCGCCTGTGCGCTCTACACGCTCAACCAGCAGACGCGCCCGCAATTCAATTTGCCGCGTGATGAACCCTACCCGGACGGTATGAGCATGGAGACATGGATGCGCAAGATGCACATCACCCCAACCGCGCAGCCTTAAAACTGAATACTGATCACTGAACACTGAACACTTTCCACCATGCGCGGCATCACCCTCACCAAGCAACGGCGCGAGCGGCTCAACAATTTGCTCGACGAAAAAGACCGCTCAAAACGCCGCGTGCAAAAGTTCTGCATCGTGTGTGCAGCGGTGGCTTTATTCGCGCTTTGCCTGATCCCTTTCGTGTCCGATGCACCGCCGCCCATCGCACCGCCGCGCGCGGTGCTCACCGTGCCCGCCAATATGCGAGAGTGCCCGGTCTGCAAAGGCATCGCCGTGCGATCGTGTCTGACCTTCCGCTGCATCAAGGGGCACCGCTTTGAGGCGCCGGATGAAGAGATGGAAGATGAGGTCAGTGAGGCGGAATTCACCAGGCTCAAAGAGCCTTAGCAGCATGAACACGAACCGTCGCTTTTTCCGTGCCGCTGCGTGGCTGGTGCTGACTGCTCTCGCTCTGCTCGGCTGGGCGACGGTGATTGTCTGGAACACTTGCGCATCGGGTCTCTGGCCTGCAAGTGAAGGCTTGGATGTGGGCGCGCTCATCCTGGAGGCGATTGTCTCCGCGTGGATCGTGCTGCTCGCTCTCGCGGGTGTCGCGTGGTCGGTGTCATCGGCTCGCAACCGGGCCAAGCGGGCAACTCGCTGATTGCTTGTGCCGCGTGACAGTGCTCACGCATGAGCACACGCACCGACATCTTCCGAGGCCCCTGCCTCATCACGTTCAACTCGCAAAAGTTCCGCTCGAAGGGTGATGTGCGGATCGTGCATCAGCAGGAGTGGTTTCCGGTCGAGTCCAGTCTGCACGGTGTCTTCGATTACCACTCGGGCACGATGATGGATGTGATCGAGTTTGAGCCGGACGGCGCATTCGTCGTCGGCGCGCTCGCGACGATGAACCCTTACAAAACCAAGGCCATCGGCGGTTCCGTCTTTGGCACGGACACGCCGCTCACGATCAACTCGACCGATGGCAAGCAGCGCGTTTACAAAGCTGCCGCCGTGCTGAAGCCGAGCGACCTCACGCTCTCGCGCAAAAGCACGATCTTTGGCTCGATGCAGATCGGGTGCCTTTACGCGGAAGACAGTGAGTCATCGGATGCAAATTCGCTCTTCACGGACACGACAGTCAGCTATCCAGGAGACACGAGCTTCGATCCTGCAACGGTGCTCACGCAGGCGTATCAGTGCTCGTGGGGCAGCACCGCGCCGTTTGATTCGTTTTATGCGAAGGACGGCATCAAGATCACACACACGCTGAAGCTCGATGCCGAGCAGAATGAACGGAAGGGCTTGTTTGATTACACCTTCCAGGGCATCGAAGTAAAGGTCAGCCTGCAAATGGAAGGGCCGACACCGCTCGAAGCCATCGACCTGATCAAGATGCAAGGCACGGGCGCAGTGATGGGCCGCAGCTTGAAGGCGCAGTCAGAGAACCTGATCATTCAAGCGCCGGGTCTCTACTACATCCTTTACAAGGCAGGGCCGGCCACGATGCCGGAAATCTTCAGCAACAAGCTGCGCCGCATGGGTGAGATGGAACTGCGCGCCACGCGGAACATCGTCAGCGGTGCAGGCAGTGCGCTGTGGTATCTCGCCTCCGCCGCCTAAACGCAGCAAGAAGAGCGCGGGCACTCCTGCCCTCATCTATCATAAAGCCGCACCCACATGGCCCACAAAGATCTAAAGCCGAAGCGCGAAGACGACAGCCCGCTGCCGTCTGACTCGCTGGCGAATCATCAGACGCATGTGCAGACCGGCGCATCGCTCGCTGATCACGAGACGCATGTGCAAACCGGCGACTCACTCGCCAACCATGACACACACGTTCAAAGCGGCGCATCGATGGCCGATCACGAAGTCCATGTGCAAAGCGGTGCCTCGCTCGCTGATCACGAAGTCCATGTTCAGACCGGCGCATCGCTGATTGACGAGCGCGAAGGCGGTTCTTCATCCTCGCGCCGCCAATCAAGTGGCGCGCCTTTGCAGGACATTGCGCCCGAAGCGCCGCGCCGCATGGCGGCGAGCGGCAGTGCGAGCACGAGCGCGGAGGAACCGGAATCCATTCCTGAATCCGGCCGGCCGAATTTGAGGGCCATCAAGCAGGGCACGGCACAGGGCCGCCAAGACCTGAACCGCAAGCCTGAATCACTGCGCCCAGGCACCATCGCGCGCGGCCTCGGTGCGCTGCGTGATGCCACGGCGCGGCAGAAGCTCTCCGCCAATCGCAAGCCCGATGCCGAGCGGCCCGGCACACGGGCGCGCCAGCTCAAGGCCCTGCGCGAACGCGATGAGGTGCAACGGCGTGATGCCAACCGCCGACCGCTTACCTTGGGCCGTGTGTCGATGATGAACACCGCCGCGCAGCAGCATCAAAGCGCGATGCACGGCCTGCACATGAACGGCATTGCAGCCGCGCTGCAAAGGCTCAGCAACCCCGTGCTCGCATGAAAGTCTTTTTTGCTGGCTATCCTCTCAGCAGTGATCCGGCGGCGGGTCCGCGCGACAGCCCGGAGGCCGCAATGGTCAGCGTCTCGCCCGATAGCGACCGCCAGATCGTGAGCGGCGCTGGCTACCCGACGCGCGTCGGCTACGATCGCGGCAATCTGTGGACGGTGCTTTCCTTCTACGCGAAGAAACGCCACTTCCTCGACAGCGTCGAGTCCCCACAGGCCGCTGCTGAATACCTGCTCACCTATGAGGCCGCCGCGCATCATCCGGCCAAGGGCACGCTCAAGATTATTCTGCCGCCAGACACCACGGGCGGCACCGCGCGGCAGGTGGTGATGCACGATGCGCTGATCAGCCCGCCGCAGCGCAGTTATCTCGGGTGCCTCACGACCTTCACGTATCGCGTCGAGGGGCCGTTGCTGGAGGCTGCAACGGATGCTGACTTTTATCTCTTCGCGCGCACGAGCGATGGCGATCTCGTGCCCTCGGGCGAGCGCACGCCGACTGCCAATCAGATGTTCAAGCTGGATGGCGATGACTTGATTTTTGATTCCGCCTTCGCCGCTGACGAGCACTTCGAGCTTTCTGGATCCGACGTGATCCCGACCGGCTCGTGATCACCGGCTCACCCTTCAATCTCACTCTTCTTTTATGGCAGCAATCATCCCCGGCAACGGTAAAACAGACCTCGGCAAAACAGGCACGCCCTGGACGAATGGCTACTTCGACAACCTCTACAAAGGCGGCAATGCCGTGGTCACGACGAATGACAACCGCCTCGTCACCACCGATCAAAAAGCCGCGTGCGCAGGCAGCGCAGGATCACCAAGCAGCACGAACAAATTTTTGACGCAGGCCGATCTCACGCGGGTGCGTTTCCTTGTGGGCGTGACGGGCACTTACGGCGGCAGCGCGGCTTATCTCAACGCGGTTACGACCGTCGGCCTCACGGCTGGAATGCTGGCCATGTTTGTAGATACCAATGGCGGCAGCCCGCTGGTGCGGATGTATGAGCTGGTGACGCAAGACCCATCACCCGGATCACCGCCCGATTACGTGCAGCCGAACGACCACGCGACGAGCGGTTTCATCTGGGTTCTGCGAACGGCTGCCCTGCCTCCGAGCGCGCCGGATTTCATCTTTGGAGGTGATGATCCAATTGATGCCGACAAATTGGTCATCGACTTCACACCTGCGAACTACACGCGAAACGATACACCGGCGGAAGTGGATGACTTGACGCAGCTTTCCAGCCATCTGAACGGCATCGACCTCAAACTGGCCTCCGTGCTGACAACCCGCACGGGCGTTTATCGCACCCTGACCAAGTCAGCGCACGAGTTCATGGTGGGCACGGGAAGCCCGGCCATTGGCAGCATCACTTATGGCAGCATCAACCTCCAAACTGCGGGCCTGACCAATGCGGCCATCATGTCGGTGCGCGTGGCCTTCCGCCTGCCCGATGAATGGGACACCAGCGCGCCCCTCAAATTTAAACTTGAATGGAGCGGAGACACAACGCCGAGCACACCTGGAACCAACGATGCCGTTCTTTGGGCTGTGTCGGGGCGGTTGTTCGCTGACTCATCCGACCTCACTGCCGCCCTCGGCACGGCGCACACATTCACTGATGTGCTCACCGCGATCAAATACACCCAGCTCACAGGTGGCTTCAGCCCGACGCTGGCCGGGTCAGGAAGACTTTGCGTGCTCGATGTGCAGCGCACCTTCAACGACACCTCGGACACCTACACAGGCGTGGCCTACCTCACCGCTGTCCAGTGCCAATACAAAGAGAGCGCCACCGAGCCGAGCGTGTGGTGATAAACCAGGAACCAAGAACCAAGGACGCCACCCACCTATGCCCGCCCCTTCATCCACCTGCATCTGCGGTCACACCAAGCCCGACGCGCGGCGGTTCTTTTGCGTCGAGTGCTTTGTGCTGCTGCCGCCAGAAATGCGCGCCCTGCTCAAGCGCCACGTCACAGCTTCCACGATCGGCGGCCAGCTTTATGAGGACGCCCTCGCATGGCTCGGCGCGCACAAGGCGCGCCTCACGCCGGAGCTGGTAAAGGCTACGCTGGACGCCTTCGTGCAATACAACCCACCACCATCAGGCGGGAACAGTCATGCAAAGGACGTGCGCGCGGCCTGCAAGGCCATCGCCGACACACTCAACCGCGCCTTGAACATCCCGCCCGCGACTTAAACCGGGCACTGATCACTGAATACTGAACACTGATCACTTCTTTTTATGGCCGACGAACTGAAACTCGATGTCGTCATCCGCACCACAGCGGACGTGGCGGCTATTGAGAAGACAACGGCGAGCACTGGCGATCTCGGGAAGAAGGTGGATGAGACGGACGCCAGCCTGTCCCGGCTCAAAGAGACTCTGAACAAGCTCGACAGCGCGCTAAAGGAAACCGGCGCGGCTGGTGAGCAGGCGGGTGATCAACTGTCTGACGGCCTGCAAAAAGGCGCGGGCGGAAATCTTTCATCGCTCGAAGGCATCATCCCGGCGACTAACATCAACGACATCATCCAGGGTGCGTGGCAGCTGGGCAGCGAAATCGGTGGCAAGATCGGTGAGGCGATGCAGCTCGCCAACCGTGATAAGCTCGATTGGGATCATCTCTTCGGCGATGGCGACGAACTCGACGCCACCGCGTTGGCGCGCAAGCACGCGCTGCAAGATGTCATTGATGAGCACTCGCGGCTACTCGATCAGCTCGCCAAGCCGCCGGATGACGTGCTGGTGCAATACCTCAACCGTCTGACTGAACAGGCGCGCGAGTCCGCGCTGCTATTGGGCGAGCTGAAGAAGAGCACGGGCACGGCGAACAAAATCGAAGATCAGCTCGATTCCGCGGACTACGCCGACCAAAAAGCCGAGATCGAAAACTCAGGCATGAGCGCGCCGGAAAAGATTCGCGCCCGCGCTGCGCTCGACAACGAAAAAGCATCGCTGGAGCAGGTCAAACGCGACGAACGCAGACAGCAGGAAAACGAGCAGGCAGGCATTGAAGTCGATACCAAACAGAAGGCCGCCGCCGCTGCTGCTAAAGCCGAACAAGAAGCCATCCGCAGGCGCGATGCGGCGGCGTCAATCGTGGGCGGCGAGCAATACATCCGCGCGCAGGCTGGAGGGGCGGACAAAGATTATTTAAAGAACATGTTTGACCGCCGCGCGGGCGAGATGGGCTTTGATGATCTCGGAAGTGTGAAGGATGAAAATTCCAACGTGAAGCGCGCCCGCTCCGCACGGGAGGCAGCCGACCGCACAGCGCGTGATGCGGCAACCCGCGAAGGCGGAATCATCGACCGCAACATGCTCGAAAGCGAGAGCGATCAAATCAGCACGGAGCGCGGTAATATGCGGCGCAGCTCCGATGCGGAAACCTCCGCAGGAAAAGCTGAAATTGCTGCTGCCTCCAAAGAGATGGCCGACGCCTCCAAACAAGCCGCATCATCCGCCAAAGCGGGTGAGGCTGGCACCAAGGAAATCGCCGCGACACTCAAGAATCTAGCGAGCATGATCGGCGGGAAAAACGAGGCGATGACCGCCGCCCTGCAAGACATGGCGCGCAGCCTCGGCGATGGCGCGAGCGCCGATGAACTGGCACGCATCAAGCAGGCAGCCGACGTGATCAGTCAAAGCCAGAACGCGCAGGCGGCAGCGATGGGGCAGACCGTGACGAGCCTCGTGGCCGCCGTGCAAAGCGCGGCGCAAATCGGCAAGGATGCGATGGAAAAAGCCAAGGCGCTGGAAGCCCAAATCCGCAGCATGAAGTGATGAACCTCGCATGGACGATCAACGGCGTTTCCTTCGCCTCGCTCGGCATCCTGAATGCCTCCTTTTCGTGGGTCAATTCCGGCGTCGGAACCTGCACGCTCCGGCTCGTCGATGACGGCGCTCCGGTGCGTGCGTGGCCCAAGGATTACCGGGCTGAAATCAAACTCGACAATGAGATGATTTTCATCGGCTGGGTGCACTCAACCGCACCCGGATCAGGACGCGGTGATGAAGGCATAACCGTAACGCTCGGCAATGCGCTGCGCTGGTTCAAAAACACGCTTTTTTCCCGTGATTGGGTGGACTATCCAAACATTCAAAAAGTAGCCACCGGCGGCGCGCTTTTTGAAGATGCAAACGGCAATCTCATCAGCCTCACATCACAGATGGGCGAGGTGATGCGCGCGGCCTGGACGGGCAGTGGCGGAGCGATGCTTTTAGAACTGCCGCCGTGCAGCACAACCCTGCAACCGCAGCCCGAATACGTGAGCGCGATCACCTGCCTGGAGGCCGCGCTGAAAGTGGGCCGATGGTCTCCCTCCGACGTGCTCTTTTGTGATGATTCCGGCGGCTTCCCCGTGGTCAAATGGGCGCCGCCTGGAACGCGCGCTAGCCACAGCTTCACACGCGGCACGCAACCGCTCACGGATGCACAACTTTCCGCCGTTCAAGACCTCGCGATTTCCGCCGTGGTCATCCGCTTTGAATTCGGTCACAGCGATAAAACCTACACCGCAAACACGGACGTTGAAATCAGCTATCCAGCGGGCTGCACGGCGCGCACGCCGGGCGCGCTGGTGGTCGTGCTGCCAACTTCGCAATACACCACCGCCGCGCTCGACTGGGCGCAGCAGGTTTACACGGCGATCCGCTCCTTTGCCTATGACGGAACGCTCGTCACTGAAGGCACCTTTAAACGGATACTGCCCGGCGATCTCGTGCAGTTGCGCGGGCGACCGGAATGGGAGGATTCAACCGCGCTCGTGCAGTCGGTCGATCTCGATGCAGCAACCCTCCGACAGACCGTGCAAATGGGACCGCCGAAACATCTCGGAGTCACGGAGCTGGCAGACCTGTATTGGTATAACAACACGGGGGGTACTGCGGCCAGCAAAGCAGACACAACGCACACGTCTTTTGAGTTCTACACGGAGACGGTCGCAACCCTCGGTTTGTGCCTGATCATTGCGCCCGGATCAGTATCAGATGCGAAGAACGAAAAGGTTCCAATCTGGAACAATGGCACACGGAACGGACAGCTCGATTTGCAACCGCAACCGGCCTATAAAATGCCGCTCAAGTTCTCAAAGGCGTATTACCTCAAAGTACGCTGGCGGCCCGACCTGCTTTTCTTCTCCGGCACCGACGAACTCGGCGTGGAAGTGAGCGCCTACACGCCAGCCTCGACGGGTGAGATTGTGACGGTGGAGATAGTGAACTACCGGGCGAACAATATCGCGCCCTACGTGCCCGATCGTGCGACGCGGGCTGTGGACGGGACTTTCTACTTCAAGCTCGCGACGGTCTCCCGCGACTATGATGAGATCAAGATCACGCAGCACAAGAGCGGGGATTTGAAGTTCCATTTCGTGCCGCCGAACAATCTTTTCTGCGTGTCCAATGGGTGACGGAAACGTCAACTTTTTCGATGTCGATTTCTTTGCTGCACCCGTTCTGCACGAGTCGTATTTCGGTTATGCAGCGGGCTTGCAACTCTTCAATCAGGGCTTTGCCAGCCGCGTGGCCGTACTGCGATGGGACCGCTTCGAGAATACCGAATACCCCGCCGACCCGGAGGTGATCCATCCGCAATGGACGGGTGTCGGCGACACCTTGCTCGCCGCCTCCTACCAAGACCCGGACTCACCCCGCTACACCTCGCGCTGGCTGTGGGTTTATCACCCGTTCGACTTCGGCGACATCCGCCTCCGCTCCGGCGTCCGCTTCACGGAACCGGGAATGGCCAGCTATGTGGCTAGCGTCTTCGACATCCACATCGTTGATGGCGTCGCGAAACAGATGAAGGAGTCTATCAAACGCGAGGACGTGATGACATGGCCCGCCTTTCCTGATCTTCCCATTTTCGAGCTTCCCTTCCTTCCCCGCCCCACATCCGGCGGCGGTAGTGCCAGTAACACAGCCGAGCTGGAACTCATCTGGCCGGCCGCCTTTTCCAACACGCTCACCGTCGAAAGCCCTGACAATCCACCGAATATGCTCCCCACGCTGCCGTTGCGTGAGCGTTATCAGACCCTCTGGCTCCCAATCTCCGCCTCCCGCCTCGATTTGCCACCCGTTCTAGTCCGCGCCAGCGGCTAGTTTGGATCAAACCTATGCTAAAACGGCGCAAATCGCGTGCGGTGGTACACTCGACGCCGTTGCTGTCCTTGTTGTTGTCATTGTCAGGATCAACGCCGCCGA